GAAAACTAGAGTGCTTCCGCTTGTGACATATTTGCTTCCTGTAAGGTACAAAACACCATTAGCTGTGCCACCTGACAGTATTACATCGCTAGAAAAAGTCTTAGTACCACCGATGGTCTGATTACCAGAAGTCGTGACAGCATCCGTTATGCCGTAGCCTGCAACAGTAGTAGGCGTGTTAGAGATGTCATCCCAGTCAACGCCAATGCCACCGCCTGTGGTCTTGAAATATATCGTGTTCGGATCAGTACCAGTCCCATCCACTTGCACATGGTAGCCGTCAACGGTATTGGAGTTGCCATCAATCGAGCCACTAATAGTGCTTGAAAAGGTTTTAGTACCGCCAATGGTTTGGTCGCCACTAGTGTAGACGCCGTTAGTTACAGTCCCTGCGTTTCCAGTAATTGAACCCGTAATTGTGCTAGAGAATGTTTTAGTGCCACCAACGGTCTGGTTACCCGAAGTTGTAACGGCATCTGTTATTCCATAGCCTGAAACAGTCGTTGGTGTATTTGATACGTCTTCCCAGTCTACGCTAACGCTTCCACCAGTTGTCTTAAAGTAGATGGTGTTAGGGTCTGTTCCTGTTCCGTCAACTTGGACATTGTATCCATCGACAGTATCTGCGTTACCAGACGAAGTTGCATAGCTTACAGATTTAACCGCATCTGCGGTATTGTCCACATTACCAAGACCGACCATAGCCTTAGTAATGCCACTAACCGTACCCGTAAATGTCGGATTGTTTAGTGGTGCGTATGGAGTAAGAGCCGAAGCAGTAATATATCCTGCAGGATTAGATGTGGAGTATTTGCCGTTAAGGGCAGTCTGCAAGTCGGTTTGGGCAGACAGAGTTCCGCTAATGTTGCCCCATTCTACCGAAGTAGTGCCACCTGTGGTCTTAAAGTAAATCGTGTTCGGGTCAGTGCCTGTTCCATCCACTTGGACATGGTAGCCATCGACCTTATCTGAGTTGACAGCCGTAGCACTAATTCCTAAGAATCGCGCATCGCTTTCGGTTTCGGTAAAAACATCGGTTATGCCATACCCTGCGATAGTGGTAGGGGTATTTGTAACATCATCCCAATCAACGGATATAGTGCCACCAGTCGTTTTGAAATAGATTGTATTCGGATCTGTTCCAGTTCCATCGACCTGAACATTATACCCATCAACGGTGTCTGCATTACCAGTAATTGAGCCAGTAATTGTGCTTGAAAAAGTCTTAGTTCCACCGATTGTTTGGTTGCCAGATGTCGTTACGGCATCCGTGATTCCATAACCAGATACAGTTGTTGGGGTATTAGCAACATCATCCCAGTCAACAGAGATAGTACCGCCTGTGGTTTTGAAGTAGATGGTGTTCGGATCAGTCCCAGTTCCGTCTACCTGAACGCTGTACCCATCTACGCTAGATGCGTTAATGTTCCAGTTGCCAGTAGCGTATGTGCCGTTTACTAGGGCATTGTATAAGTCGGTCTGGTCTACAATAGAGCCTGAGATGTCGCCCCAGATGGCTTCGCTTGGATCGACGCCACCAGTAGTTTTGAAGTAAATCGTATTGGGATTTGTGCCAGTACCATCGACCTGAATGTGATACCCATCTACCGTATCAGAGTTACTAGCAGATCCTGCGGTATTTGCATAATTGACAGACTTGTTAGCGTCTGCCGTGTTATCGACATTGCCCAATCCCACCATTGACTTAGTAATACCGCCAACAGTTCCAGTAAATGTCGGGCTATTTAGTGGCGCATAACCTGTCAGTGCCGAAGCAGTAATATATCCTGCAGGATTAGATGTAGAGTATTTGTTATCTAAAGCCGTCTGTAGATCGGTCTGATCTGATAGCGTACCCTGAATGTCGCCCCAAGTCGCCGTATTACCAACAAGTGCGACCACCTGTTCAACAGTAGCCTGTACGGTGTTTCCATCCTGCACAACTGGCAGAAGTTCGTCACCAGTCAGGGTTTCGGCAATAGGTAGTCCACTAATGGTTTTTGACATACGACCTCAAATTCTGCGCAGTTTCGCCATGTTAAGGCATTTTCTGGATGATAAACCCCTGAGACCACCTACGCAAGTCATTGATTTGTATTGGCATAATATCCATACAGAATAATTAGTTGACTATACATATGGTTGCTGTAACATATGTAATACCACAAACAGGAGTCTAACTATGTCTAACATCGCAGAATTGCAAAAAACCATAGCTTTCAAGCGCGAGATGTTGGAATGCGCCAAAGCAGAGATCAGTAACTGGAAACCGACTTGGTCGGATTATGAGCCAGATGTTCGTACCCTGATCGATCGTGAGAATCCTACGGTCGTCTACGGCTACAGCGTCAGCGACATCTTGTCTGCCATGAATCAAGATAAGTACGAAGAAGTCTGTGAGCGCGTGTTCCAAGCCAACTATGACACGATCACCGAGTATGCGTTTAATGACCTTCTGTCGGATCTGCGCACCGCAGAGCGTGCTCTGGAGTACGCAGAGCAGGATCTGGTCGATGCTCTGGATCGGAACACTGAGTCAGTCGATTAACTCAGCCACCGTAATTACACACGAACCGCCATTAATGACATCGTGTCTGGTGGCGGTTATTTTTTTAACCTGAAAGTCATCTTCAAACAGCCCTGCGTGCTGTAGTGCATCCAGTATCGGCTTAATGATGTTATCGATGTCGCGCTTGCGCCGATCTGGTGGATGGTAGTCAATACGCACAGACAGCAGTCCTTCAAGCCTGTGACCCTTACAGTGGCTTTTAATGTCACGCCTAAAGGCATTCGCCCTCTTTGACAGAAAACGCCGTAGACCGCGCTGTAGCCAGTAATGGTTAACGGTCGGTGGCGCGTATGCTAAGACGATATCAAGTTTCTTGCCCATTGTCTTCCTTCAGCATCTTCGGATCAGATGTCAGCAGAGCCTGCATCAGTGCTTCGCTCATGGCATCCACAAAGCCTTCGTCTTCGCCTAACTCTGTACGCCCAATCGTGTCACACAGGCAGTGTACCAGTTCGTGAAAGTAAACTTGGTAGATGTAACTCTGGGCAGTACCTTTTGGGAACTTGGCTAACTTGATCGTCTTCTTGCTGTTCATCCAGAGACCGTGAGTGTCAGACGGGAGTCTGGCATTTTTCTTCACGGTGACCGTATGCCCTGCAATGCTGAACTTGTCTGGGATTATCATTTTTTCTTTCCGTACTTGGCTTGGCAGTCACGGCACTTTGTGACCGACTTTTTGGCTACCAGATCGAACTGGTCAATCGGTCTTGAACGGCTACAGGCAAAGCAATACTTGCCAATAATCTTTTTTGTGGCGACATCAATGTCATTCTGGATCTCTTTCAGCGTCATGTTCTGCCTTCATGTATTCTAAAAACTCAATAAACTCTGCCATCAGCTTCATCGTGAATCGGCTTGTGCGACTGCCAAGCAGGATAAAGTGACCAGTCTTGGTCTGGGCAAACTTCGGTGCTGTGTTGGTCTCTAACGCCCTGTCAAGCAGGAACTGAGCAGTCATGTAGTCCTTCATGTCTTCAGGGCTAATTAGCGTAGTGTTACCGTTAACGACCACCTGTAGCGTGTTGCTGAAGTGGTGGATCAGTGTCCACATCTTGTCATTCTGTTCCAGAGACCGCTTCGGAATGTAGTTGGCTACCTTGCAGTGGATGTCCTGACCAGACGCAAGCCTGTCCTTTATCTCTGCCTTCAATACAGAGACCAGACGGTCGATGTCTTCAGGGGTGTCTGTTTTTCGGCAGATGATCATTAGTTCAGACTCTCGATACGGTTGCCTTGCATTGCCTTGTCGATGACAGTGTTCAATGCTTGACGATCTGCGCCCAGAGACAGCAACATTGCCACCTCTATCGGCAACTGCTCAGAGTCGCACAGGTAACGCCACCGCAATGCGTCTTGCTTGTCGTCATCGAGATCCATATCAGTTAACCGTAGTGTCTTCGGAATACCTGCGCTCGACTTCCAAGCACATTTCCGTGATCAGGTTAATCAGCGTCTTGGTCGGTACATTGCCAAGATCGTTGATGTCTATTTCATCGTTTTCAATGTCCATGCTCAATTCCTTATGTAGTTGCGAAGTTCTACCATGTGCTTTTCAAGATCCAGTTTGGCAGTCAATGGATCTTCCCAACTGTCTACAACTGCTTTCGCCAATAAAAATAAGTGCGCGTACTCGCTCTTTAGCTTTGCATTTATTTTTTTAGCCTTGCTTTCTGCGCTCGATTCATTCGTCATGGAATGTTACCTTCGCATATTTGGAAGACTTGGATCGGTATGCTTCGGCATCGACCTGTGACGCAAACTCGCTCACGATCTTCTTGTAATCTACAGTCCCTTTTTTCTCGATGAGAGCAATAGATACATTGCCAAAAGTACCACCGTTAGGATTCTCAGCCAAAAGCGCATCACGAACTTCGTCATATTCAGCCTGCAATTGTTTGATCTGCTTGTTGAGTTCATACAGTCGCTTGGCATTTGGATTGTCCAAGTCAGAGTCCGTATCCACGATCTTCCTGAAAGAGTCGTAAAATTCCTTTAATGTAGGCAGGTGCTTTTTCATCCACGCATCGTTAAACGGCACGAAGATATGGCTTATTGCTTCATCGTGACCGACCACCACAAACAATGCGCGTTGTGCGCCAGTGCAATACATCTGCACTTGCATCTGTGCGTAATACTCAGGCATATACAGTTCATAGTTGTGCGCAGTGTAGTCCTGCTTGAACGGTGCTTTAATCTCAAGCACGACTGAGCCGTCATCGCTAAGTCCGTCTGGAGTTGCGCCCAGAAAACCTTTTGTGACAAACATCTGCCTTGCGCCAGTGGCAATGAAGTTCATAAACTCATTGGCATATGCTACGCCTTTGTGTTCATTGTCACGACCGTGTTGGAATGCAGGATTATCCTTGTATTCCAGTTGACCGCGAAACGCTTTGACCATGTCATTCAGAACTGCGTTTGGCTTTTTGTATTTGCCAAGACCCAGAATTGCGCCGACATTGCTTGCGGTAATATAGTTTTTCCTGTTTGGATCGAGCATAAATATCCTTAGTTAATTTGATCAGCTTTAGACAGCGTTACAGACAATGCCCTGCGGATTCCTTTGGTGATATTGCCACCGCCGACATCCTTGAATGTCTGAAGATCTTCAGGCAACAGGCGAACAGATGTGCGATGGGTATACAGCTTGTCCAGAGTAAATTCGGTGACATCTACGGTCAGAAGGTGGCGCAGTCCTGCGGTAAGCGATCCACCGCCAAGAGAGCGCAACTGATCGATTTCCTCGCAAGTCATGGTCAAGTAAAAGTGTTTTTTGTCAGACATTGGTAATCCTTAGAATGGAACTTTGTCGCTGAACGGATCGAAGTTATCAGCAACGGCTTGCTGTGCCTTCGGGCTTGCTTGTGGTGCGTCTTTCTTGGTAGCCAACAGCGTGACATTGGCATTAGCCAGTTCGAGCGTATGTTGCTTCGTGCCGTCTTTGCCAGTCCATTCACGGTTGACGATCTCGCCACTGATGCCGATCTTGTCGCCCTTGCTGATGTATTCTGCAACGGTAGCGCGTTTTTCAAAGAGCGCGACTTTGATCCAAGTGCCGATCTTTTTGTCGCCGTAGCCAGAATCGACCACAACCGAAAAGGTAGCGACAGCTTTGCCTTCTTTTGTCTGGGTGACCACAGGATCACCACCTACGCGACCAATACCACTGAAGTTATTCATTCCTGATCCTCAAATTGTTTAACACGGGTTATAAATTCATCAGTCACTTCTGACTGAATCGACTTGGGCAGAGTCTTGTAGTAAGCACGACATTCCTCTGCGGTTTTGAGTGTCAGCAGTTTTGCGCTGACATCTTCAACTGAAACTTGCGCCTTGCCACGCGAGTACGGATCTTCGATATCGACCTTAGCCCACAGTTCGTAAGCCAGACCGAACAGCAGTGCCGAAGCCAGACAGATACCACGCCGATGCGTGTCAGTGATGTCACGCGCCGTAATCTGGTCGAACTGGATGGATGTGTTTTTGTGATCCATAACGGCTTGCGGTACGGTAGGAGTCTCACGACCATCAGCGTGACGGAATCCGATTAGCAGATAGCCACCGACAGGCGCACGATGCACAATACCGCCATCACTGGCAGGCACAGAGAACGGAAGCCATTCTGGTGCATTGTCACGCAACAGTTGCATGGTGCGCGACCAGTTCACATAGGATGCTGAGAATTTACCAGAGCCGATGGTCTGGACAAGATCAGGCGTAACCACGCCAGAGAGTTTTGGATACATGGTTATACTCCGTACTTAAAGTTGAAAGCGTCACTGAGTTCATCTTCAGTAAAGCCAGTCTCATTCATGGCGTAAGCCTTAGCTTCATTATCTTTTACATACGCCGACAAAAAGCCGTAGATGGCTTTGCGATCTTCAGGCGACATCGGTCGGTCGTTTTTGGTGACAATTTCAAAGCCAATAGAATTGGGCATGGTGGTAGTCCTGTTTGTGGTTGGTATGTAATTATAATTCTATGTAAATTCAGATGTCAAGCGTTTTTTCCAACTAAATCTCATAACCTGAGACGGCATATCTAAGTAGCGGATCATGGTGGTCATCGACTTGTCCGTGTCCTTGCTGTAGACCGAATAGACTGGATCGCCGTACCTGTCCACGATCTTGCCCTTGTCCACGACCAGATCGACCCAGACTGCCATCGACTTACGGTCTACAAACAGCCATTCGTCTACGCGCTCGAATACGACCAGATCCTGCTTGCCGTATATCCATCCATGCCTACCGTTTACATTCTGGAGTTCGATCCAAGTGTATTCGTTTTTATCCCTACCAGATCCGACTCCACGGATCGACTTGATGTCTACTGACTTGGTAACGCCGTTTTTGGTTATGTAAAAATCGATGTGATCCTTACGGTCTACTTTGATCGATGATTCCTCTACTGTATAGCCTTTTTCAATGGCAGTGGCGACAAACTCAGCTTCGACAGCCTGACCGCGCTCTTTGTCGCCGTGATACTTCCCACCGCCGTAAGCCATTAGTAATTGTAATCCCGATACCCTTCGCCGTAGGATTCCATCAGCTTGTTGAACGCTTTGCAGTTGTCTTCGACAGATTCGCGCTCACTGGATCTGGCAGAGATCGATCCGTTATACATTCTGATGCGCATATCGACAGGCTTGCTGTCCGTTACGGTGCGTGTATCAGGCGCAGGCTTGGCATCAAACTCATCTTCCCAACGCCGTTGATTCAGGAAGGTAGCAGGCATCGGCAGGAAGTCCATCTTGCCAGTCGAGCGATAGTGTTCAACGAATGCGCGTGACTTGATCATAATCGTGCTAAAGATCTTGTCTAGCTTCTGCTTATCCCACGCCTTACGCGCAGACTCACGCGCCTGCTTTTTTGGATAGCACGAATACCAACGATCAAAGTTCGATTCATTGGTCGGAGTAAGTTCTAGAGATTCAGTCATGGTGGTAGTCCTGTTTGGGTGTGCCTATATTTATACACCGACCAAAATTAGTTTGCAAGCAGTTTATAAAAAAGTTTGGATGCGTAAATTATTTATGGATTTGTAGCTTTTAATAAACCATAGAAGGTCTATGATGCCTTAGGGTGATACGGGCATTTACTTTGGCGGTTTCATGGTAGTACCAGACCAGTCATTATCACAAACCGTTTTCGGATGGGTATCTTCCGCAGGATGGTCATCCTGTACCTGTTATCACCACTGACTGTGTTTTATGGATCTGCGCCGACATCAAAGCGCAACGGATCTGGTAGAACTTTCTTGGCTTGCCTGCATTCCAGACAGCATAACTATCGTGAGCCGTGACGGTCACCATGACGGCGACTTGCATACAGTAATCGAAATCGTGTATGGTGTCGAGAACTTTTTTCAGGGTATGTATTCTGAAGCGTAGAGAGTACGAACTGTGGCGCAAGTCCCTCAGATCGGAATCACCGACTTCGAGCAAAGCCGTCTCTAATTGCCTGTATATCTGGAAATGCGTAGACCGTACTGATGAGTATGGTCAGATCTATAAGATAGGGATTACCTCTACATCCTGTGCGGATGATCGTATTAAGACCGTTAGCCGTACTCACAAGGTAGGCTACGAAATAGTGGTCTGGTCGCGCCAGAACGATCCCAGAGTCATTGAAGCGCAGATCCTTAGGATTGGTCGCCCTGCCAAAATGGAACGCGCAGACGGTCACACAGAGTTCCGTAGCCTGTCCGAAACAGACCTTGCGCAAGTGCTTGATATTATTGGCAATAAATAATTTACTGTGTTTAACAATTATTTAACATATTATTCTGTAAGTATGGCAGAATATTGCACATGGACAGTCAATTCCGACTGCCATCAACGGGAGCAATGCCATGCCGTACAAAATGTCCGAAGAAGAAAAGATCGAAGCCACCACCGAGTTCGTGCGCGAACAGTCATGGGAAGAACTGACTCCACACATCATCCGATGGCTACAGAAGCACCAATGGGCTTGGGAGTCATTTGAAGAA